GTTTGTCATACCAGTTAATGTTTCTAAGTTTTTTATCCTTTTCCATCAGCGCATCAATCGCCGCCTGGCGGCTTATCAGATCGTCCATATCACACCCCCATGACGGCGGTGCCGTCAGAGTAATATCGCCAGATGTATCTGGCCAGCTCCTCGCAGACTGCAATTCCGAAATCATTCCCGGCCCTGCTCTTGTCTTTGACCCACGTACGGCCTGTGTACCTCTCAGTGTAAGAATGAATTACAATTGACGCCGGCCGTTCGTAGCAGTCCACGATCATGCCGTAGGACCAGCGCTCGTTGTCTGTTCCCCAGGCCATCGTGTCATAGTCAGCATTCCGCATCAGGACATAGTGCTTTGTCTTGCAGAGCTTCTGGGAGACGATACATTTTCCGCTTTTCTTCAGTACCCAGCTGCCCCTGCAATTCTTCTTGAACAAATAAATCCGGGAGTTTTTAGAGTCAATAACAATGGCCCGGCCGTTGTCCTCTATGGCCCGGCCCAGTGCCTTCTCGATTTTGGCTGGCACTTTCGCCGCGGCCTGAGTCTGGACCGGGGCCATGATCATAACTATCAGCGCCATAAGGATTATTAACTTTTTTCGCATGTCATTCCTCCACCAGGTGGTCCACCACGGACACGCCTGTCTCTTCTTCACAGGCCCGCTTCAGGGCCGCCTCTTTGTAGCCGAATTCTCTTTGGACCTGCTCGATCTGTGCGGACAGCCGGCCGCACCGTGTGGCTCCCAGGCCGTAACGGCGATGCAGGGCCAGGAATATACAGGCCGTGACGTTTGGCGCGACCCACTGGATCTGCTTCTTTCGCATGTAGATCCACTGGGGCCTCGTCAATCGGCTCATGCGGATCTGGGCGTTCAGGAAGGCCAGGTCCCGCCATGACTGGCCGGAGCCGTTCTGGACCTCGATGCCGGACTCTTCCTCCAGCATCTGGATCATGCTCCGCTCATTGGTCTGGCCGCATTCCTTCCAGACCTCGCAGGTCAGCTCCAGGATGCCCAGGATCCGGGGCTTGCCCCATCCCCAGTATCTTCTGAGTGCTATGGCCGCCGCGCTGTAGATCAGGGAGATCTGCCTGTGCGTCTCCCGGTTCAGCTCATTCTCCACTCTCTGGATCGGATCCATCGTCTTCCTCCTTTCCGCAGGCCCATTCCCATTGCGCCCAGTCGTCTCTGTAGCGGTCCTGCTCGTTTCTGCTCGATGCCGCCAGGCAGGCGTACAGGATGATAAGGATCAGGGCGGCCACCGCCAGGGCGACCAAAATCTTACTGGTCATCGCTCACGTCCTCCATATCGAAGTCGTCCCGGAGGTATCTCAGCAGGTCCAGGGTCTTATCAAAAGTCTTCTCTGTCTTCTGAGCCAGGGCTTCGACGAAGGCGAGGGCTCCGAGGGTCATGCCTGCGGCGTTTCCGTGTGTATTGGCTCTGACGTCATCGGCGTCGACAGTGATCGTCGCGCTGCAGTAGGGGTAGTCTGCTCTGACCGGTCTGTCATCCTGGTAGCTGTCCCAGTAAGTCACAGCGCCCCTCTGGTAGACGTGCCCCTGTTCGCTCATCCACTCGCCGGCGCCGATGTAGTAGAGGTTCGTCGGTACCGGGCCGTCTTCACCTCTCATCCTGCAGGCGTAAATCTCGAAGACCGTGCTGTACCAGTCAAGGACCTCCAGCGTGGTCATGCCGGGGTCCACGTTTTTCCAGAAGTCTTTCGTCTGTGCCGGCTCCGGCGGGAGCTGTTTGTTAGTGTCCTTCCATTCAAATCTGATCATGTCCTCTCTCCTTTAATGCGGCCAGAAGGGCCGCCTGGCTTGTGTCTTTGTGCTGCAGGGCCCGCATGACCTGCTCGTCCACGGTGCCCTCGGCGATCAGATGGTGTATGATCACCGGTTTTTCCTGGCCCTGTCTGTGCAGCCTGGCGTTGGCCTGCTGGTAGAGCTCCAGGCTCCATGTGAGGCCGTACCACACGATCACGTGGCCGCCGGCCTGCAGGTTGAGGCCGTAGCCTACGGAGGCGGGATGCGCCAGGAGGACCTGGATCTTTCCCTCGTTCCACTCGGCTATGTCTCCGGGGCCCTCCAGCTCCCTGGCCTCCGGGATCTCTTCCCTGATGGCCCCGACGTCGTGCCGGTAGCTGTAGAAGACCAGGACCGGCTCGCCGGTAGCTTCGACGATCTCCCTCAGGGCCTCCGCCTTCCAGGGGTGGACGCTCACGACGTTCCCGTCTGCTGAGTAGACTGCGCCGTTGGCCATCTGCAGGAGCTTCGTCATGACGGCCGCTGCGTTCAGGGCGACGATGTCCTCTCCCTGGATGCGGATCAGCTGCTCCTCCTCCATCTGTCTGTATTGCTTCATCTCCCGATCCGAGAGCCGGACCGGTATCAGGTTGTCCACACGGCGCGGCAGCTTCAGGTAATCCTCTGCCGACATGCTGACGCAGATGTCTGAGATCTTCCTCTCGATCTGCTCGTAGGCGCCGGGCCTCGGCACCCACTTGTAGACCACGTAGCCGTTCCGTGCGCCGGGCTTAAAGTACATGTCCCTGTAGGACCCCAGGGTCCTCCCCAGGCGCTCGCCCCTGTCAAGCAGGTAGATCTGCGCCCAGAGGTCCAGGAGGCCGTTGGGGCTCGGTGTCCCCGTGAGGCCCACGACCCGGTCCGTCCTCGGCATGACCCTCCTCAGCGCCCGGAAGCGTTTGGCCCGCGGGTTCTTGAAGCTGCTCAGCTCGTCTATGACCACCATGTCGAATGGCCAGCCCCGGCCGTACATCTCAGTCAGCCAGACGACATTGTCCCTGCCGATCACGTAGATGTCGGCCTCGGCCTCCAGTGCAGCTTCCCGCTGCTTCCTGGACCCCAGGATCAGCGACACCCGCAGATCCCGCAGGTGGTCCCACTTCTGATGCTCCCGGCTCCAGGTATCCCCAGCCACTCTTTTGGGCGCTATGACCAGGACCCTGCTCACTGCGAAGTCCTCCCACAGGTCTTTGATTGCGGTCAGGGTAATGACGGTCTTGTCAGCCGAGGCCCATATCCAGGAAGAGCCCACAGGCTGGGAGCGTCTCGATCATCTCAGTCGCCCGCCGCTGGTACTCGTGTGGTATGTACCTCATCAGCGATCACCTCCTTCCACTATCTCGTCGACGAAGGCCTCCGCCTCCTTTCTGCCGGCGATCACTCTGACGTCTGCGCCGGCCAGCCTCATCCGGCTGATCTGCCACTCCTGGACAGGCCTGAGCCTCCCGCCGGTGCGCTTCAGCTCCACGAAATAGACCCTGCCATTCAGGATGATGACCCGATCCGGCACCCCGTCATTGCCAGGCGAGACGAATTTGTAGTACAGCCCATTCTCCTGGTGGACCCGCCGGCGCAGGTATCTTTCGACGTCTCTTTCTCGTTCCAATTCTTCCTCCTGTGACAACGGGACAACTATTTGCCGAAAACTTTTCTCACGTATATATACGCGTGTTATATGCGCGTTTTTCGCGTGGTATTCATATAAACAAAGTTTTTTATTAAAAGTTGTCCCGTTGTCCCATAACTGTTAGTTTTTGGCGCGGTTGCGTCGTTTTCTCTATGGGACAACTACCGGGACAACTGTTTTCTAACTTGTCCCTTGTCCCGGTTCAGCCGCCTCCGCGTTCATCCCTCTGAGACAGCCCCGGAACTTGTCCCGTAGAGGTTGTCCCGGTGGTTGTCCCACGCGTGTAAGGCCTCTGGCGGCCGTATCCGCCGATGTATTTTCGCTCTCCGCTCTTCTCCCATTCCGGGAGTCTGGCCATGATCGCGGCAATGTCATAGGCGTCCTGTTTCTTCCAGCTGTTCCTCTGCCGGCCGAAGCACTCGGTGAAGATCTCCAGGCTGCAGACCACATTCCGCTGCATGGTCCCCACAGGCACGTCCTCCAGCTCGTCGTGCTGCTGGAAGTAATCGACCCTCTTGTACGGGGGCCAGTCGTACCAGTCCTCAGGCAGCAGTGTGTCGAGGTAGTCGACCACCTGGCCTTCGCGCTCGTCGTACTCCAGCATGGCCTGCTGCATCTTCTCGGCTTCCTTCTCCATCTCCGCGTCCAGATAGACCTCCTCGCCCTCTGAGGCATAGGCGAAGGCCTCCGCCCAGATCTGGGCCCTGGTCTCCTCCGTCATGTCCCTGGCGTCAAGGCGGCCGTCCCCGGAGACCGGCACCGGCCAGAATCGCCGGTTGCCCGTCGTGTCCTTCAGGAAGCCTGTCGTCGCATTGGTCGTTCCGCAGATGATCGCGGTCCGGGGATGCCGCTCCGTGACCCTGCCGTAAGCGGGCCGGTACTCATCGACCTGCCGGGACAGGAAGCCTTTCATCACGTCGATGTCCGCCTTGCGGCTCCCCTGCATCTCGCCGATCTCCACGATCCACTGGCCCTGCAGCTTCTCGGCCGCGGTCTTGTCCCTGGTGTCGGCCAGTGAGAGCGAGTCGCTGAACCACTCGCCGCCCAGCTTCCTGAGGATCGTGGACTTACCTATGCCGGGCCGGCCCACGAGGACCAGGACAGTGTCGAACTTGCATCCGGGCTCCAGGACCCTCTGGATCGCTCCCGTGAGGGTCTTCCTGGTCACGGCCCTGGTGTACGGCGTGTCATCCGCTCCCAGGTAATCGACCAGCATCCTGTCCACTCTCAGCACCCCGTCCCACTCCGGCAGGCCGGTCACGTAGTCTCGCAGCGGGTTGAAGCGCCGCTCGTCTGTGACCGTTACCAGGGCCTTGCCGAACAGGTTCTCAGGGAATTTGACGTGGTACTCCAGTGACACCCAGACATACAGCTGCGCCTCATCAGCGTCCCGCCAGTATTTATCCGGGCGGTCCCAGGGAAGCTTCTCCGATGCCTCGATGGCGTGAGAGAGCTCGTTGTACCTGATGCCGCTGATGCGGTCATCGTTCCGCAGGATCAGCATGACATTTTTCATGTCCGGCACCAGGCTACCCTGCTTGTCATAGGTCAGCCTGGTCTTCCATGCCTCCGGGTCGTCCGGCTCCTCTGCGAAGTCCTCGGCCGCCTGGCTCTGGAGCTCCCGCCCCAGTGTCAGCCGTGTGCCCTTGTCCTCCTGGACGAATTCCACCATGGCTTTGTAGCTTGGTCTCTTCGAGGTCGTCTTGTCCTCGGCCCCTTCGTCCAGATGCCCGAACCGGTGGATCCTGACCAGGTCGAAGGCGTTGCAGAGCTGTCCTCCGGCCGGATCTGTGCCGTGGTTGGAGAATGCGAAGCGGTCGTCGTCATAGACCACCAGACCAGCTGCTGATGAGCCGGCGGCATAGGTGTACCTGTCCTCTCTGGCCGTTGGCACATATACGTCGGCCAGGAATTTTTCGATGGCCTCCCTGATGCCGTAGGTCCTGCAGAAGGCACCGATCAGGCCCTTCTTCTCGGTAGGATCGCCCTGACGGTCCGCCATCCGTTTGCGGACCTCGGACATCCTGGACGACTCCGGCCAGTAGCTGACGTCCGTCCAGTCGGGATATTCTGACAGCACTGCGTCGGCGCTCAGGAAGGGCTCGTCTCTGAACCGGAAAAACGGCTCCACATCGCGGGAGTGGGACGGCCAGTACATCAGCCTGCTGGGCTGGAAGGAGCTGTCGTCGAAGTAGTCGATCCCGACGTGCTCCGCGACCTTCCTGGCTATGGCCTCGTATTCGTCCGGGCCTACCGGTCTGTCCAGCGGCATGATCAGCCTGTATCTCGGGGTCTTTTCTGAATGCTTATGCGTCGAGTAGACCGCTGCCGCCCCTGACAGCTCCAGGTTGTTCGTCAGCTCTCCCCAGAGGTCAGCGGGCGGATAGTCCAGATCCAGCGTGATGATCTGCCTCTCCAGGACGTTCTCGCCTTTGCGTTTTCCCTCCTTCAGGTGCCCGCCGACGAAGCCGCCGATGTCCTTGACCTGGCTCTGCCTGTCCTTTGGCATTTTCATATATTCAGCATGGCTCTCGGCCGTCTGGAGCGAAGAGGACAGCCTCTTGAGCAGCTGCCCCCAGGTCGTGGTCTTGTTCTTCCAATTCTTTTCGAACCGGCTCCGGCCCTCTGATACAATAAGTTTTCCGTCGTATTTAGGCTGAAGCGTGTGGTCGCTTAACTTTTCTACTGCCATCGGTCTGTCCCCACTTGCTGACGCACTTGGTGTGGATAAAGATATTCGTCCCGCGTTTGGTGCGTATGTATTCGAGCTCTGCATAGTCGGCAGGCGTCACCTTCTTTTTGCAGATCGGGCACTCGTCGGAGAAATTGCATTTCTTATATGCCGGACCGGGGCCCAGATCGTATTTTTTCATCTTCTTAAAAAATGGACTCTTCTCAGGTATCATTCTTTAATCCTTCTTATAAAATGGCGTCTCGTAGCCGTCCCCTTTGAGAGGAAGGCCGGGCGCCCAGTCAATAGGCTGCGCCATCATGGCATTGATCCGGGCCAGTGCGTCCTTGTCCTCGATCGGCACGTCTACGATCATCTCGTCATGGACGTGCATCACGATGCTGTAGCCGGCCTTGCTGACCCTTGTCATCGTGACGGCCAGGCAGTCCCTGGCGATGGCCTGGACGATGTTCTCCACCAGCTTCCCGCCGTAGGTCTCGACCTCGGTCCACTGCTTCGTGGTCTGGTTGACGCCCATGTATACAATGGACTCCCGGCCATTCGGTCCCGGGGCCAGGCGGGCGCCCCAGTAGCAGAGCTTCCTGCCGGAGGGGAGCTGAATGAACAGGTTGTGGTTCACGTAGCTGAAGACGATGGCCACGCCGTCCCTGACGCTGTAGGGCCTTACCGCACCGCCCGCCATGTATTCGCGCTCGGCCAGGTTGTCCGCCTGGATCCTTATGCCCCTGCGGACCGGCCTGTGCTCTTTAATGGCCAGCTTGGCCGCGGCCTCATAGTCACGCCAGAGCTTCACGATCATGGGGTTGGCATTCCGCCACTGGTCCACGACCGACTGGAGCTCCTCCTCCGGGATGCTCCCGCCCTTGTCCATCTGCTTCATGGCGCCGACCCCGCCCTGGTATCCGCAGGCAAGCTCTGCGACCTTGCCCTTCTGCCTCAGCTCCCCATTGATGCCGTGCTTCACGACCGGCACGTGGTACATTTGGGAGGCTGTCTCGCAGTAGATGTCTTTCCCTTCCCTGAATGCCTTCAGCCGCCAGCCTTCCCCGGCGACCCAGCTGATCACGCGGGCCTCGATGGCTGAGAAGTCGCTGACCACGAAGCGGCATCCTTCTGACGGGATGAACGCCGTCCTGACCAGCTCCGAGAACACGAAGGACGTCTCCCCGAAGAGCGTGGCCATGGTGTCGAATTCGCCCTCACAGGCGAGCTCTCTGGCCAGATCAAGGTCCGGCAGGCTGTTCCTTGCCAGGTTGTGGGTCTGCACCAGCTTCCCGGCCCATCGCCCGGACCGGTTGGCTCCGTAAAACTGCAGGATGCCCCGCAGGCGGCCATCACCGCAGACGGCGCCCAGCATGGTCGAGTATTTGGCCACGCTGGTCTTGCCCAGGGCCGTCCTGATCTCCAGGACCCTGCGGACGTCCTCCGGCATGGCCGGATCCTTCAGGGCCTGCGCGATGGTGTCCTTTGTCACTGACTCCATCGCGTAGCCGTGCTCGGAGAGCCAGACCTTCAGCTGGGCGATGCTGTTGGGGTTGGAGAGCCCGGTCATCTGTCTGGCCTCCTCCTGCAGCTCCTCCCGGCGCTTTGTGTCATAGTCCACGATCTTCCTGATCATGGGGACGTCCAGGCGGACTCCGTTGTCATTCATCCGCTGATCGAGTGCCCAGAGCTCCTGCTCCGTCTGCGTGGTCTTATAGATCTTCAGCCTGGCCAGGATCTCCTGCTCCGTGACGACGTCCTGCTTGTTATAGGCGAGGTACAGCTTCCACTTGTCCGGATCATGCCGGGGCAGATTCCTGGTCCGTCCGCCGTTGGCTTTCGTAGGCTTGCACGGCTTTGAGAAATACTGGATCAGCGCCCGGCCCTGGGGGTCCTTGAGCTTGTCGGCCGGCAGGCCCATGGCTATGCCGACGTCGGCCAGTCCTCTGGGGAGCCCCAGAGTCAGGGCCTTCACCATCGTGCAGCGCCACTGCTCCGGGGGCATTTCCTTCCCGGTCCACCTAGCCAGACAGGTCCGCTCGAAATTTGAGTTAAAAGCCGTTTTGAGAACGTTCGGATCCGTGAGGGCCAGCCAGAAGCGCTTGTGCGCCTCATAGCTGTCCACCTTGTCATAGCTGTCGTCACTGGCCAGATCGATGACCGTTACGTCGTCCTGATCGTCGAACTTGTAGCCAACGATCAGGACCTCGAAGTCAGGCGCCTCTACGTATGCGTAGACGCCCGCCTTCACCAGATCCACCGAGCTATAGGTCTCGATGTCGATTCCCAGCGTCCGCATCAGAAGTCCTCTTCTTCGTCCTCAAAGTCGTCGCCGAAGTCTTCCTCGGCCGTTGCCCTTGCACCGCCCAGACGGTCGCCCTCAGCCAGCTTCTGGACATTGTTCAGAGCCGCGGCGATGCCGGTGCCGCTGTTGTTGTAGGGGTAAAAGGTAATGGACGCGCGGCCGTAGCATCCGCTGTAGACTTCGTCGGGGTCCAGAATCTCGTTGAGGTCCTTGTCAACGATGCCGGGGCGGCTGTTGGACTTGGCGCAGACGTAATACATGCCCGCGTATTCGGGGTTGGTCTCGGCCTTGTTCTCATCGCCGTCCTGCAGTGGGCTCCACAGCTTGCCGGGCTTCTTGCCGCCCCACTTGGAGCCGATGCCGTCCGAGGTCGCTTCTGCGATGGCCGCCTGGATCTTTTTGACGGTCTTCTTGTCGCTCTTGGGGATCAGCAGCGTGATCTGATACTTGCCGTCCTCGCCGCTGAAGGACTTCTTCTGAAAAATACTGACGTATGAAAATCTGACTTTGCCGGTTACAACTTTTGTACTCATTCGTGTACCTCCTTAAAATCTTCTGTGACTGAATTCAACTCGGGGCGCTTGTCCGACTCGGGGACGAGCACCGGTTTCCCCTGGGGCTTTATGATCAGATCGCCCAGGATATCGGAGAGCTTCTTCTTACCGACCAGCTTCTCCATGGCCGTGATGCCGTAGAGCTTGCGTTCGTAGAGCATCGCTTCGTCGTAGCCTGCCTGCATGAGGGAGGCTGCGACCTTCTGATCGTCGGCATATTTGCGGTTGGCCCTGCCTTCGACCAGCTTCCAGCCTGCGAATTTGCGGCCCTCCTTCGCCGCCTCGTAGGCGTACGTCTTAATGTCCTCTACCCACTTGGCCAGGGCGTCAGCGGATGCCAGGACCTCTCCGATCTCTTCGTCAGAGAGCAGCGGGCCCTCTGTGAAGGCGAAGTCTTCCTGGGCCAGCCGCAGCTGCTCCTCGGCCCTGGCCCTGCAGATCGCCTTCGCCGGGCACCATCTGCACCAGTCTCCTGCGGCCAGATCGTCGGATCCGTTCATGGCCGCCCTGGCCTTCGGGGCCACTTCCTCGTCTGCCCATCTCAGCAGGTCCTCCAGGCTCATGGTCTCAGAGCTGACGTGATCGAGCCGGGGCTGCACGATGGTCATCTTCACGGTCTTGAAGTCGTAGAGGTCACCGAAAAGACTGGCGGCCCCCAGACCGTAAAGCCTTAGCTGCGGGTTGCCCGGAGCTTCGACCTTGATGCCCTTGCCGTATTTGAGGTCAAATACTTCTATCGTGTCGCCGCTGATCAGGACCGCGTCGGACGTCCCGAAGCCCTCCGGGATCCATTTGTCCAGGTGGAAGCGCTGCTCCACCAGGACCTCCGCGTCGGGCCCTGCGGCCACGGCCGCTTCATAGATCAGGTCGTAATAGCCCTTGATGCACTCGTCCATTTCCGCGGAGTACATCGGGTCGTTCTGGATGCGGGCGTATTCGTTCACGTACACCTCGGGATCCAGCTTGTCATCCGTCAGACCGGCCCGGATCCGCAGCTCGGCCAGGGCGTGGGCCAGAGTCCCTTCGCTGGCGTATTCGCTCGGCTTCTCTGCCGGGCACTTGTCCTCCAGGGCGATGGAGCCAGGGCAGTGCATCCATCTATCAGCCTTGGAGGCGCTGCACTTAGCATGGTATTTAGGCATCGAGCATTTCCTCCGCTTTGGCCAGGAGCGCCGGCAGGTCCTTGGCCTCGACCTCAGTCAGCTTCGAGACTCCGAACTCCTTGATCAGCTCCTTGGCCACGTTACGGCCCATGGCCTTGTTCAGCTTGGTCAGGGTCTTGCGGACCACTGTGATGTCGACGGCCGGGGCTTCTTCTTCCTTCGTCACGGGCTCGGGATCGGGCTCTGGCTCCGGCATGGGCGCCGGCTTCGGCTCTGCGGGCTTCGGTGCCGGCTTCGGTTCTGCAGGCTCCTTCTCCTTCTGGCCGCCTGCCGTGAAGGCCAGGAATTCCTCATATGTGTCAAACGTGCATGTAATCTTCATGTGCTTCTTTCCTTTCTATCTTTTTATCAGGCCGCGTTTCACGGCCCCGTGCGTGACTGAACGGACACAGTGGTCCTTCAGGTCGGCCAGAGCTCCGTCTATGCGCTGCTTTCTCTGGCGTTCTTCCTTGTACATCTCGTTCTGGAAGAGATACATCTGGTACCTGTCGCATCCGCTGTGGCAGCCAGCCTTCCTGTATGGGCAATTCTTACCGCAGGGCGGCTCTGGCCGTGTCATGACGCCCTCCTGAGGTCCGTCCTGTCTCCCCAATCCCTCCATAAGGCCATGTAGGCCATTTCTCTTGCCTGTGCCTGTCTTTCCCTGACTGCTCCAACAAGGAGCCATATAAGGGCAAAAACAAGCATTGTTATGGCTCCCAGCGTACCTATCTGGAACAACATCCAACCACTCATATATCTACCTCCTTCAGGGGACGTACCTCCTTGATCTCTCCATTCGGGTCGTAGACCGTCACATGGCCTCCGCCCACTTCGTTGACCACGATCATCTCGCAGCCTCCGTACTGCCTAGCGATGCTCCGGGCCTGCTCCGCAGCGATCTCGCTGTCCTGCGTGGCCCAATGGGCGTCCCTCCCGATACTGATAAAATAAGTCTTTCTCATCAGTGCCATGACCGCGACACCTCCAGGACTTCCTCATCCGTCAGCTTCAGAATCTTCACAAGGTCCTGGAACACCCCTAACGGGATGGTCCGGGGCTTCTTCTTATACCTCACCCATGTGGGCGGGCTGACCCCGAGCCTCTCGGCTACGTCGCTGTTACGGAGACCGGCGCGCTTAATGAATCCGTCCATCAGGGCGCCGAATGGTATGCTGATGAATCCCATCCCTGTCACCTCCTTACTTGCATCTTACGTAAGCTCGTCCGCAAAAAAAATTGGCTTAGGGTCCTTGATGTCGAGCAGGCTGATCAGTGTGTTGATCTGGTCCCGGTCGAAGTCTCCGTCGTTCTCGATCTTCCTGTAGAGCGTGGAAACGTCAATATCAAGAGCCTTGGCTACGTCAATCTTACGGAGTCCCTTACGGACGATCTGGGCATTGAACTCCAACTTATTGAACATGCTTTTCCCTCCTTTCATGTTTTTTAAAAGCCCCCGGCAGGATTCGAACCTGCATGTAACCCGTCACCAGTTCCGCCCTGGCCGCTCTACCGTTTAGCTACGGGGGCAAATGGGACAGCCTCGACTGTCCCAGGCGGGAGAACGGAACGCATTTGTTCTCCCTAATATGGTCATGGCAGATGTCTTACATCCTTGTCTATGACTCCCTCCAGCGCTGCACCGCTGATGATTCGCTCCAAGAGGGAGCAGAAAAGCATCCGCTCGCATACTCACTCATCATCTAAGTCGGAATCGTCTCCAACGCAGTTGAGCTTGTCGGCAAAAGCCTGGGCCTGCTCCTCAGTGTCAAAGCACTTGTGATAAGTGTCTCTGTTCCCTGCATGATCCGGCTGGTCAAGGTCTCTGATTCTGTAGACCTGATAGAAGAACTCCCCGCCTGCGTATGTGTGGCTGACTTTCCATCTCTGTTTGTATTTCATTCCGTTTCCCTCCTGTAAATTACCTGTGTTGCTTACGTCTTACGCAAGACGCAATATAAATATACCTCTTACGTAAGTCCGTGTCAATGCAAATTTAAAATATTTTTTGCATCTTACGCAACGAACAATGTTATAATGAGAGAAAGAAGGGAGGCGCGCCATGAAAGCGAACGAAGTGATCAAAATGAAAAGAGAAGAAAAGGGAATGACCCTGAAGGATCTGGCGAAGAGAGTCGGGGTGTCTGAAGCCACTGTCTCAAGATGGGAGTCGGGCGACATCCGCTCGATAAAGCGGCCCAACATCGAAGCATTGTCCAAAATTTTGGGCATTAGTCCGGCTATACTCATGGAATGGGAGGAGTACGACGAGAAGGCCCAGGAGCATTACTATATTGATCCTGAGTCCAGAGAGATGGCTGAGTTTCTGGCAAACAACAAGGACTATAAGGTCCTGTTTGATGCCTTACGGAATGTTAAGCCTTCAGAGATACAGAGCGTACTGGATTTCATCAATGACCATAAATAACTACAACATAAGAACTGTACTGGCCCAGATGCCGGCACGCATCCGCTCCTATGTGGTCCTCATGGATGGATTTTATACCATCGTCCTGAATGATTCCCTTAGCCCCATGGGCAAGCACAGGGCCTATCAGCATGAGCTGGAGCATATTAAGAACGGGGACTTTGAGAGCAGCGTACCAGCCGACATTCTGGAAGGCAGAGTACACAACATCATAGACTAAAAAAGCGGCTCAACTTATTTTATGGCAACCCATAAAACAGAAAACCCGCAAAAAATTTTTTATGCGAAAAAAAGCCCCACCCTGTTCGCCACAGGATGAGGCAGAAACCTGTTAACCAGATTTCGATGTCAAGAGGAATTATAACATGGGAAAACCCAAAAAACTACCCTCCGGCTCTTACCGGCTCCGGCTCTACTTAGGGAAGGATGCCGACGGGAAACAGATATTTAAATCCATCACGGCCCCCACAGCCAGAGAGTGCAAAGCATTGGCGGCCCAGTACGAAGCTGAGCACAGGAAGCCAGACAGAAGGACCTTTTCCTCTGCCATGGAGGCCTACATAACATCGTCGGCAGCGGTCCTCTCTCCCTCCACGATCAGGGGCTATACGTCCATCCAGAAGCGTCTGGAGCCTCTGGAGCTGTCCCGTATGCGGGTAGATGACATCACCCAGGCAGACGTCCAGGAGGCCATTGACGCCCTTGCCGTCCAGAAGACGGACAAGACGCCGCCGGCTCTCAGAGAGAAGGGCGTGAAGCGCACCGGCGGGAGGATGTCTCCAAAGACCATTCGGAACGTGAACGGATTTATTTCCGCCGTCCTTGCCTCGTGTGGGATTTATGTACGAGGCATAAAATTGCCCCAGAAGGTGCGGAATGAATTGGAGGTCCCACAGGACGAAGAAGTCCATAAAATCTTCCAGGCTGTCAAAGGAACGGCCCTGGAGGTCCCTGTGATGCTCGCCGCTATAGGCGGTCTGAGGCGTGGAGAGATATGTGCTCTGACTATTGACGACCTGGACGGGAACATCCTGCACGTATGCAAAAGCATGGTCAAGGCCCCGGATGGCACATGGATCGTGAAGGCCCCTAAGACATATTCATCTGATCGATATGTGGAGCTGCCTCCCTACCTGGCCGATCTGATCAGGTCACAGGGTTATGTGGTTCGTGCTACTCCCTCCACACTGTCCGATAACCATGCCCGGTTCCTGCGCCGCCATGGATTCCCTTCCTACCATCTTCATGGCTACCGGCACTATATGGTCTCGGCCCTTCATGCAGCGGGTGTCCCGGACAGCTACATTCAACAGAGGGGCGGCTGGTCCACTGACCATACAATGAAAGCCGTCTACCGGCATACGTTGGCGGATCGTGCGGCCGAAGCGGTCCAGAAGGCAAACGCCCATTTTGAGTCACTTCTGTGACAACTCGTGTCAACTTTCGTGTCAACTACGCATTAAAAAATGTGTAAAAACATTATCATTTATGCAAATCGCCTCCCTCCAAAACTGCATAAAAACACGAAAAAAGCCTTGGATTTAAGCCATTATCGACTTATCCAAGGCTTTTATTCATAATCGGAGTGACGGGATTTGAACCCGGCATAACCCTCTATGTTTTGGCTTATCTGAGCCATTTTGTAACGTGCGTGTCAACATTCGTGTCAACTCGTCAGTTAATGATGTGTTCGCAGTAATCCGTCTCTGCGTTCCTGATGTAGTATGCGCCGGCCTCATAGATCCCCTCAGCCTTGTCTGACTTTTCATATCTGTCGATCACACTGATAGCTCCGGTCCATGTCAGGCCGCTCTCCATGACGTCCCCCGACTCGTCTTCTACCTGAAAGATCCTCCTCCTCTTCATGTCGGCCTCGACCAGGGCCTTGATGTAACGCTGCATACTGTCCTGTTTCTCCAGCCATGCGAGGATGTCTTCCTCCGTGGTCCGGCTGACTCTGACAACGATCTGCCGCTGTCCTGTCATATATTTTTCCGCTGCCTTCAGCTGAGCCTCACTCGTTTTTGCCATGCCTCCCGCCTCCTCTCACATGTATGCGAGCACTAAGGTCTTGCCGTCCTTGTACTCCACGAATTGGATCCAGCCGGTGTCGTCCTCTTCGAACCACGGCTCAGGGTCTCCAGTAGCTTCGGTTATTGCTGCGTTGATCTCCTGGACTGTCTCCAGCTTGCCTTCCAGCTCAAATATGATCTCTCTGTTCTTCATGATTATACCTCCTCCATGTACCTGTCGACAAAGTCCTCTTTGCTCATCTTGAAATTCTCGGCATCAGCTTCTATCTCTTCCTCCGTCCATCTTGTCTCCAGGTCCACGTCGGGCCCGAGCTCGGATGACACTTCGTAATCGCTCCATACGTCTTCTCTGATCTTGTAAGTCTTCATTATCTTATGTCCTTTCTGTGGTGGTTGGTTGCTTGTTCCTTACAAGATTATTCTACTATATGTATACATATATTGCAAGCACTTTTTTAAGAAAATAAAAAAGCGGGAGCCGAAGCCCCCGCCTGCAAAACGCCGCCCGCGGGTCGGTGTCATGCTCACATATTCACCAGGACGAAGCCGCCAGCGTTCGTCCATCCGTTCCAGACCGGATCATAGTCCGGGCTGGCCTTTGTCGTTGGGATGTGGTCGCACAAGTCGTAGAGATCCACATACCTGGGCCTCTTTCCGCCGCTGTCCAGCAGGTATCCCTTACCGCCCTCCGTGACGCCGATCAGGACAGCGTAGTGCGCGTAGTTGGTATAGCGCTTATCTACCTTTCCGTTGCCGTTCCTGGCCGCATGGCTGAGGGACACAATGACCGGCTGGCCGGTCTCCAGATGTGCCTTGATCTTGTTATAAATGGTCTGCGTGGTCATGGCTCCCTTTGCCCATGTGTAGCTGATGCCCTCATGATCCAGGAGCTTGCAGCCCGCCCATAGGCTGATCGGGCACTTAGCTCCGCCGGTCACAGTCTTCAGGTTCTTCCTAGCCCAGGCCAGAGGCGTGCCGGTGTAGCCTTTGAGAGTCGCATATATGCCGGTAATGCCCATCAGCCCGCAGCCGGATCCGTCGAAATTCATGCCGTCATCCGCACCCTGAGCGTGCTGATCGAAGCCTGTCCAGGTAATCGTTCCCCGCTTCGTGGGTACGCCTGCGACCTGATACCGCTTCCCGCCCATGTCGGTCTTGTAGGTCAGATTCGCCGGGACGTGGACTGCAGGCCGGAGAACCTCGACCCAATACTGAACGAGATCAAAGTCTGCCCCAAGAGCCTTTTTCCTTGCATCACCGTTGCCCCATTTTCCGGCCCATACCTCTTTAGCCGTATTATATGCCCAGGTCACTTTGGCCTGGGTCTCGTCATAATAGAGCCCCAGGAGCTGCCGGCGCTCTGTCCCGGAGCCGGCCTTGTCCTCTGAAACGTACATAGCCAGAGTGCGGATCAGTTTTTTGTAGTCCCCCAGGAGCATAGGGATCTCCTCGGCTATGTCAGACCACCCTTCTGCTGTTATCTGGTTCTCCAGAATAAATCTGATCATATCCATCATCTAAGCACCTCCTCGATGGTCTTCCACGTGTTGTATCCACAGACGCCATCCACCACCAGACCATGGGCTTTCTGGAAGGCCCGAAGGGCAGCATCCGTTTTATTTCCGAAGGATCCGTCCGGCTCTGCGCCGATGACGGCCTGCATGATCATTACGGCCTTGCCCTGGCTCCCTCTCTCTAATTTCGGCCATCCGGTGGAAATCATCGCCACCGCCAGAAGGGCCGGCCATGTGGATGCACCGCAGACTCCTGTGATATTGAGCCCCTGGGCCTTCTGGAAGGCCTCAAGGCCGGCCTTGGTCTTTGGGCCAAAATGGCCGTCGACGGTGGAGCCAGTGAGGGCCTGCAGGGCTCTCACGCCGGGGCCTGTGGAGTTATAAGCCAGCGTGTGAAGCTCCGGGCACTCGATCAGGATGTCTCCGGCGAGGTCCCATTTGGGCCGCCCTGCGCCTGCGATATTATTCGGCACTCTCGGATAAGATTTAATACAGACAGAGCCGCCGTCTGCCTGGACCCCGGAGCCGCTGCCGGTGTTGCCTTCCAGGACATAAGTCCTGTTGTTTTTATAATAGAGAAAGATTCCGGTGTGGTAGATCTTGCCGACGCTCTCGTCACGGCTGAAAAAGATCTGGTCACCGGGTTCAAAATCATGCGTCACCCAGCCGCCCTTCTTGATGTACTGCTGCGCCGATGCAACAGTGTAGTCATCGAATTGGCCCAGAATGGACCGGGCCGTGCTCACGCCGAAGGTCTTATACATGCACCAATCGACGAAGGCGTCGCACCAGGGGATCGGGTTGGCGTCCATGGTGGCCGGGTAGATCTTGTGCATGTCGCGGGCATACTTGGTGTAATTATTCCGGCCGACATTGGTGTGCTTTCTGTCCAGATCTGCGTCGCTCTTCTTCTCCTGGTAGCCCAGCTCCGCCAGGGCCAGATTCAGGAAGGCGGTCTGCGGATCTATGCGGATGTAGCGCTTCTCGCCCGTTTCTGCGGTCTTTTTGCCCGTTTCTGCGGCTTTTTTGCCCGCGAGGGCCGCCCATTCGTCCACATCAATAAAAGCTTTGTCCAGGTCCAGATTGCCGCTGTAGCCAGGCAGTCTGCCCTTGCTGCTGTACTGATAAATAACGACGTCAGAGGTGTCAAAAGCTCCCCAGCCCTTCTCGTCTGTCCAGGGCTCAGCTTTATATCCCGTCTGGTCGTTGCTCCCATACTGGGCCGGCCAGATCTTATAGCCCTCTTTTTTGAGGGCCGACCAGTCATACTTCTGGAAAACACTTTTGCTCATGTAGAGCAGCATCTTGATACCGGTCCTCCGGTAAACCTCACGCATGAACGCGGTCACGTTGGCCGTCATTTTTGAGGTCCCGAAAAGTTTATTGGACACGCCTTCCTCGTCCAGAGCCAGGACCGCATGGCCGACCCTGTCCCCGATCACGCGCAGGAAGAAGTCCACTTCCTTATTCACATCTGTGCCTTCGTTGTAGTGGTATATGCCCACCAGCTTCCCGGAGTCCACGGCTGCCTTGTACTGTGCGACGAAGGTAGGCGACTGGTACCAGCTGCCCTGTGTTGCTTTGACAATCACAAAATCTCCAGGAAGCTTAGGGACGTTCAGCTTCTTCTGATAGCTGGCAATGTCGACCCCGTCCTTTTTTCCATTTTTCAGATACATATTCCCTCCCGTACAGAAAAAGGCAGGCCCCGGAAGGCCCGCCCTCTATCAAAGTCTTGCACTTAATACTTCTATGCTTTTTCGTCTCCAGAATTGCTCTCTCTGTCCATAGCATCAATGGTATCTTTGGTCTTCTTGAGTACCCGCTTGATGATGGGGATGTTGACGCCTGCCTGGTCCAGATTCTCCAGGATGCTGATGCCTTCCATGATGACTATATATCCCGCTGCCATCGACGCTATATCGACAGGCAGTGCTATGGCCACGCCGACGATCCAGGCCACAACGACCACAAGGATCTCTCCCATCTTGCGGTAAAGCCCTTTCCGCATTTTGGTAGAATCCCATGTGCCGTTAATGGATGCCTGGATCCATCCCGTTACAATGTCCGCCCCCGCCCCTATGCAGGGAAGGATGAAAATCCAGTAGGGCGCTGTGAAGTGAATCTGCTGAAGTGTGTCCATGTCTCCGCTCTCCTTTCGGACATGAAAAGGGCCGGCATAAAGCCAGCCCCTGTTTCCGGTTCCTATAAAACTCATCCGGCATACTTTTCGTGTGCCAGCTTCGTTTTCTGTTTTGATGTGTGCGTGTACCGCATCGTCGTGTCAAGCTTCGTATGCCCAAGCATCTGCTGGACGTCCGTGATGTCGCAGCCCTTTTCTACCATTTTTGTGGCCATGGTGTGCCTGAACCGGTGCGGATGGATCCCCGGCGATCCCGGTCTCCTTCTCGATCTCCTTCAGCATCCTCGCCGTCCCCTGCCTTGTGCAAGGACTGAACGGTGCCCTGTTGATCGTGAATACATATTCTGTCACGGCCTTCTTCGTCTTCAGATATGTCCGGAGCGAATACTCAGCCCTTGCATCGAAATATACTGTCCTATACTTTCCGCCCTTGCCATAGACCACCGCCTCCCTATGTTCCAGGTCCAGATCCGCCATCTTGAGCTCACAGCACTCTGTGATACGGACACCGGATGAAGCAAGGAAGTCCACTATAGCCAGGTCCCTTTGAGTATGGCAGGCCGCCCGGATCTGCTCCATCTGAATGTCTGTGAAGATGGGCTCCGGCTTCCTGCTCACCCGCTCCTGGTGGAGCCTGAGCGAAGGGTCCCTGCTGATGTATTCTTCTTCCGTGAGCCACTGGAAGAATGAGCGGATGATGCTCTTCCTGTTGTTCAGTGTCGCGGGCGAAATCTTCCGGCCGTTCGGCCCGGTGGCCATCTTCAGGATGTAGGCTCTCAAATGGTTGGCCGTAATCTGCTCCACCGGGAGCTGGATCGTCTGCAGCATCTTTTCCAGAACGTCCCTGTAGAGGACTCTGGAGCGCTCTGAGAGCCTGCCGTCCATGATCTTCGCGGCCAGGTACATCTTGTAGCACTCCGGGAGCTGGTACTCATAGGGCGCCACCTCCGTGGTGATCTTCTCGGCCCTGTAGCCGGTCATGACCATCTGCATGGTGTCACGCACCAGGCGAAGATCCTGATCAGACAGGGAGCCTTCCAGTTTCAGAATGACCTTGTTGATAATCTCATCCATCAAAAAACACTCCTTCCTGCGTTGCTTCGCAGGCTGGGAGTGTGATATACTACTTCCAGCCTACGGGTGTGGAGTCAGGAGTGTATTCTTTGGTCGGAGTCCTCCTGGCTCCTTTTTTATGTGTCATTTTCTCTGGATTCAATTATAACTCATGTCTGGTTCATTTAGAACACTTTTTCGAAAAAATATCCTCTCAAATGATCTAAATCGGCCTTTATTTCATCCATATTTCATATTCTTCGTATGGCTCGTACTCATTACGCCCCTTTTTCATAATGGTATATCCGCCATCTTCAAGTTGCTTGCGTTCCTCTTCTGTTGGCTTGCCGATTGCAAATTTTGTGACGCCTGTGTCTGTATATTCCATCTTCCAAATGTCTCCTTTAATTTACGCTCACCGGTACATCTACTGTTTCTCCACTGCCAGTGAACAAGCGTATAGATGTCGTCCCTGCTGTTACTCCTTTTACGGAAAATGATGCCGTATTACCAAAAGCACTCTGAGTTAACGCCGCAATGTTCGGATTTAAAGAAAAACCATATACATATCCGGCAGGAGTGCTAACATCAGATGATGCGGTAAATGTAGCAGAAGCGTTAACCCCTACAGATACGGAATTAACACTGGGAGTAATCGTTGCAACCACATCATAGTCGTTGTCAATTAACTCGTAAAATTCGTCCCATGAAATATTCAAATTTTCATTTGCCATTGCCCCATTCGCAAGCACACACCAAATGTTATAATTGTTTTTTGTACACCCGCTGAACAAAACAGGGATTCCGCAACTTAATGCGATATTTAAATATTTCTGATACCGTTCAGTATTGCTTGCGTTTACGTTTGCGTATATGGGATTTTTTATTTCTTCGGATAATGTCAAGTATTCGGAATAACTTGTCGGAGTGCATCTAATAGGAACATTGTCGTATTTATGAAGCAGGTCCCTGTCTGCATATGCCGATTGAAATGAGTCATAAAACAACAGCACTTTATCAGTCGCACCACTTAAAGACGCAATTTGCATGATGTCTTCATTGGTGCCGTTCTTTAAGTCACAAATCATATTCATATCATAGGGCATCATTGCATTGAATACTGCTTGTAGCGTACATAATTTATATTTCCCTGCAGAATCCCATGTATAGCTTTTTATGTCTTCGTAATTGCTACCGGGAATATTAACGCTGACTGATGCGCCGTTATTATACAATGTAACGGTTGCATCATGTGCCATAACGTATATTCCGTCTGCACACTTTCGAATGTCTATCTCAATCCATCTAAAACCTGCTTTCACCGCATCAATGAAGGCGTCTATTGTATTCTGTGCAGAAGTAACGTGATAACCTCTATGCGCTATGATTTTGCAATTTGGTTCCGTTTTTATAGTAGGCTCTAAAGCATTACCGTTAATATCATAAATCATTGCACACCTCCATCACGCTGTCTGAAACTCTATAACCAAATCAGTCGGCTCAGTGGGATAAGACGAACCGGCAGAGTTATATTTTGACATAACCGTAAGATACTGGTATTGCCCTGCTTCAAAAGTAACAGACCGCTGTTCTGCTATCCATGCTTGAGTGGATAAAGATTCGTAAGATGGGTCACCAGTGTAATTCAATAGTTCTACTTGTACAAACTGCGTTGACGGTGTTATTGATACGCTTACGCCAGTTGCGCTTGCAGGAATAGGGATAGGATATATGTACGGTTCTGTAGGCGCCACTGCTGTTCCATCATTAGTTCCAGTAAATGACCATAATGGATACTCTCCGTAATTGAGGTGAAATGCCCTGCGGACATTAACCTTTTGTGTTCGAATGTCATATGCGAATTTTGGTTCTTCCTCCGGATGGCCAGTTATTACCGTGAAACCACCAAGTGATTTTTCAAGTGTACCGTCTGCATATGAGTATCTCATTCTTTCAGAAACTAAAACAGTAAATGTTGTAGTCTTGCCATTATAAGAAACTGTTATAGTGCTATTGCCTATTTCTAAAGTACCGCTCAATGCGTAATCAGTTACGGTTTGGCTTGTACTATCACTAAATAACGCAGTTACAACCAAATCGGATTTTAAGCTGTCTAATGTATCAGTTTTATAAACAGACCCTCCCTGTGTGTATACTGCGGTAATTCCTGTCAGTTCTGCAAATCCGCTGACCGTAACGGCACAAGTTGCTTTCTTTCCACCACATGATGCCGTGATGATACAGCTACCGTTTCCAACACCTGTTACCAGTCCACTACTGGATACCGTTGCAACGGATGTATCAGAGGATGCCCATGTGACCATGCCGCCTGCCGGTGTTGTGGTTGCCACAAGCTGATTGGTATTCGCACCGTTGATGCTGACAGATGTTTTATTGAGGACAATGGCAGTTACCACAGCGGCCCAAGATTCAATGACGGCAACCTCATCCGTCAGACCTGTTTCCGCATATGCCGCCGACTGGAAGAGAGTCAATATAGCCTGTCTGACTTCAGTAGGAACACCGTCACCTAATGAATCTAAACGCTCATTTGTATCACTCAGGGCTGCCGCACTTTCGTCGATGGCGTCCTGTACATTCGTGGCCGCAAGGCCGGAGGTAGTGTTGCTGTACGACGTATCTGCGGCGCTGGAGGACAGGGCCGTATTTGTGACCGTGAACGTGTCCGCTGATGTGATCACGATCTGTTTGATGAAATTCATCGTTCCGTGATACATCTGGGTGAATGTCATCGTGGAGGAGCCGGCCGCTGACAGCTGGTACACTTCGCCGTCCTTCACAGCGTACACGCCTGATCCGGCTGTGTATGCCGCCAGGGCCTTGGCGAAGTCTCCAGCAGTAAGGTTTCCAGAAAAAACAGCTGCAGAGCCAGGGACCTGTACGACGAAGGACTTCCCGGCCTTTATGGCATCTCCTACAGCTTTTGCATCGGCAGCTGCTCCGTTGACGCTCAGGGTGTTATCGATCACTACGGCTCCGGCGGCCATGGCCTGCTCCTGGACCCATTCCTTGTAAGGGTCGAACATGGTGGCCGTGTCGATCTCGGAGGTCTCGCCGTCGTGCCGGAGGGATTTGCCGATCCGGCCGGAGAAAATGGGGCTGTGCGCTTCGTAGTCATCCGTGCCGTCGAGCTGGATGCAGAGCTGGAACTGGATGGACTGCTGGAACTGTGTATAAAAATTGCTTATAAGCCACTCGGGACCGCTGAGCTGGATGGGGGACTGCTCTGTGGGCTCGCCGCCCTCTTCTGTCGCCATCCATACGATCAGGTGGTATGTCGCGCTGACGTCGTCTCCGGTAGGGATCCCGGCGAACGATACCAGGGTCGCCGCGTCGTCGAACTGACGGGAGATCATTCTCTCTGTCAGCGTGCCGGTCTCCCAGCTGGCTGTGATATTCGTGTAATTTGCCATTAGCTCCTCCTTATACGATAGAGAATGCGAATGTGAATTTTACTGCGTAATTCTTCGCCAGGTTCTCAGCGCCGCCGCCGGCCATGCTCCGTACATAGCCGACCCGCAGGGTCCCGGCTTTTGTCACCTGATATCTGATCACCTGGGTGGAGTTCATGCCGGAATACCCTTCTACGGTCCTGGGATTCGTAAACAGGCCCGACAGGTCGGCTACATTCACCCAGACGCCTTTTGTTGTGACTGACTGGTTCACGTTACCGTAGAAATTCACGCAGACCGTGCGCCCGTTCACTGCCACATCTACGTCCACGCCGTACCATGTCGTGTGCAGCGTGTTCCCGCTGGCGCCTTCTTCCTGCTCTGCCTCCCCGATCCGGTTGACGCTCAGGACGTTGGTCACCCCGGAGGGGCTTACGTCGAACGTGGCAATGGGCAAGTAAGCCAGACCGTCGGCCCAGTTGAAATCCTCGTCGGATTCCATGGGCAGGAGGGAGGCCGCTGTCCTGACGTCCAGGGAGATCGGCGTCTCCGTGTTGGACAGGTCGATGGCCACATAGACCTCGCCCTTATGGGCCACAGAGGGGAGCGTCACGTCCAGCGTCTGGGCCGTGATGTGGAAGATCCTGCCGTAGAGGACCCCGATGCCGTCGGCGATGGAGACGGCCGACAGGCCTGAGGCAGCTGCAGCACAGCCGTAGATGATCCCGCCCACTCCGACAGCTGCCTGCCCGAGCATGGCGTGGTCCCTGGCTGACAGCTCAGCGCCGTCGTATGTTACAAGGCTTATTGCCATATCAGACTCCTTTCCGGATGAGATCCGTGATGTCCAGGCGCATGGCGCCGTAAATAAGTGTTGCATACTTCCCGAGGGAGAAGCCGGTCAGGACGCTCTTATAGGCCTTGCCAGAGCGGATGACCGTCGTGGTCTCCCCGATCTGTCTCTCCAGTGGCCTGACCAGCGGGTCGTCTGTGGCGGTGTCCACCTCGATCAGGTTGCTGATGTCAAGGCTCCCGAAGGCTTCC